CTTGTATGCCCGCTAATGACCTCTCAAAGAAATCAAATATTGGTTCAAACTTTTGCAATACTGAGAACAAAGTTGTAAACGCTAATAAAATGACTCCAACTGGATTTGTTAAAATCATTTTAAATAAAGAGCCGAGACCAGTTCCAAAAACTTTAATGCCATCTGCTGCGCTTGCAAATGCCTCTTTGTAGTTACCCACATTTCGAACATTGTTTCCGACCGCAGATTCCTGCGCTTTTAGTGTATCGGTTAAGTTTTTAAGCCTATCGGTTTGCTCTTTGGTTGGTTTTTGGAGTCTAATATATTCCGCATTCAATTCCTTTAGCAACTCACGATTTTGTTTTATTGAGTTGTTATTAAAATTGGTTGTGTCTGTGTTTGCTTTCTCGGCATTCGATAAATCGCCAATAGACTTTTCGTTCAACTTGTATTGACCCTCTAATGCTTTTAACTGGGCGTTATTATCCCGAAAAGCCTTTTGATTTTCTTTAGTTGAAACGTCTAACTTCGATTGCTCCTCTCGCAAGTCAGAAATTCTTTTTTTGATTTCTTCTTGATTTTTCTGGAGTTCGCCGAATTGAATATCGACGTTATATACTATTGACTTCTCGTCTGCCATTTCCTTTGTTTAAATGGCGGCCAGTTGCCCGACCGCCGTTAAATTATTCCACTTTACCAAATTCGACATTTGGTTGCTCATCTAAAAACTCAATCGCTTTCACAACGCTTGAAACCTCTGCTAAGTTAAAACATCCTTTTGCAATTGCAATATTCAGCGCCTCTTTTATAATTTGTTTTGCTAATTTATTGTCCATTACTTAATTTTAAAAGGTGTTAAATCTTCGTTTGTCCAATAATCTTTGGCTAACATAATTTCTAAATGCTCCAAATTTCTTTGGATTGTTTGCTCATCCTCTTCAGTTAAAGTTTCTTTTGCTTTTAACTCTGTAATAAGATTAACGCTATCTAATGCCGAAGCATAGTTTTTAGCGATTTGTTCGATTGTGATTTCTATTTTTTCCATTATGCTTTTAATAAAATTTTGTAATCAGTTCCATTAATTTTTACTGCCCAACTTCTATCAGAAACTAAAACTTCAGTTGCTACTGCTCCTGCTGGATATGCTGCCGAACCTACAACAAATTGATTACTTGCAGTTGCTATTGCATCACGACCTAAAATAACACTACCACCAAAATTACCCGATTGTGTATTGTAACCTAATGCAGTGTTATTAGCACCTGTAGTATTTGAAGATAATGAATAACCACCTATTGCCGTATTGACATTTCCCGTAGTATTTGAAGATAATGATATATAACCCAATGCGGTGTTTGATGCTCCAGTTGACGCCTTTAATGCTTGATGTCCAATTGCAGTTACTTCAATTCCGCTTGTATTGCTATAACCTGCCTCAAAACCAACCGCAGTGTTATTAGATGCGGTGTTGTTTAATAATGCGGCTTGACCAAGCGCAGTGTTATTGCTACCAGTTGTATTGTTTAATAAAGTTGCGTAACCCAAACCAACGTTATTAGCGCCAGTTGTATTTGAAAACAAACAATATCCGCCAAGTGATGTGTTTGCACTTCCAGTCGTGTTTGCTTTTAAAGCAAAATGACCAATAGCAGTATTTGACCCACCAGTTGTGTTTGCTTTCAATGCTTGGTAACCAACGGCAGTCATTTCAGTTGCGGTTGTGCTACTATATGCAGACTCAAAACCAACTGCGGTGTTATTTGATGCGGTGTTAGAAAATAAAGCAGTTGTACCAATTGCAGTGTTATTTGAAGCAGTGTTGTTTTGTAATGACCCCGTTCCAATAGCGGTGTTATTGCTTCCAGTTGCAACGCTATTTAATGATGCTCTTCCCATTGCAACATTATTAAATCCAGTTGACAAGCCATAACCTGCATACATTCCAACCATTGTGTTTTGAAAGCCAGTTGTGTTCAAATATGAACTTTGGTAACCAACAGAAACATTTTGATAGCCACTTGTATTTGAAATTAAAGCATCAAAACCAACCCTTGTATTTGTTGCAATATTTGAGCCACCTCGACCAACTGTTACTCCGTTGATTGTTGCATCTTTTAAAATACTTGCTGTACCATCTGACCTATCAAATGACATTGGACTATCAATAAAAGTTCCCGCATCGTTATATCTTCTAATAGCTAAATCTGCTCCCGCATTTGCGCCACTTTCAGTTCCATCCACACGAAATGCCCATCGAGGCAAATTCGCACTTCTGAATGAAAAGATTTTTGCAATCGAAGCATTTGCAGACATGATAAAACGATTAACCGCAGTTGTCGTTTCAGTTCCCTGATTTGTGCCGTCATCAAAAAACTTACTATCGCCAATGGTTGACGATGCCGTAAACTTTGGCAGTGTATTGATTGTGCCACTGCCTTCAACCCCACTTGCATTGCCTAAATTTGCAATGTCCTGCGTTGTAATTCTTTTAGTTGTACCAGTCTGAACGATAGGCACTAACTCAGTTCCATTTAGAGCGCTACCTGCAGGTAGTCCGCTTATTTTTTTCTTTGCCATTTTTTTTTAAATTATTATGTCGTTATTATTTTCAGTTATTATGTCTTCTAAAATTTCTGTGTTCAAATATGTATAGTCTGTCTCTGGTTCTATTGCTCCAAATGTGTCAATCGTCCTCTCTAAGACCCCAACGTTAATTAATTCAACCTTTGTTAACCCTAAAGAGTTTGGATTGTAGTCAATTATTCTGTTAAGTCTAAAAATCGCACTAAAATACGAAATATACCAGAGTTCTGCAAAATCTAATTCTGTAATGTCTTTACTACTCAATTTAAAATATGCAGTAACTTGCGCAGAGACCGAAAGCGAATCAATTGCTTGCTTGTAATATCTGTCAATTAAATTGCCTTGCGTCATTAACACAATGTCTGGCGTTGAAAAACTTAGATTCATGCTATACGAATCAATATTAGTTTCGTTAAATAATTGTTTTTGGAAATAGCACAATGGTAAATTTTCCACATCCCCAACGCCCTCAACGTAAATTTGGCTATATGCGCCCTCAGACAAGGTGCTAATTGTAACCAACCCGCCATTTATTAAAATTCTCGGCTCTTTTTGTGTGTTTTTTATCGTTGGCTCGGCCACATCTAACATTGTTGGCACTTTTATAAAGTTTGGCGCAAGGCCTTTAAACGATTGCTCAATAATTGTTGGCGAAAATCCAACCTCTCCAATTAATGATGCCTCTCCTTGCTTAGTTAAATAGTATTGCCCATCGCCAAACTTGTAAGGTTGTTGAAATGTTTGTTTTAAATCATATCGAACGCTCCAAAAATCTTTATCATCGTGCTTATATTTAAAGTCATATTTGCGAGAAAAATTTGTCGGTTGGTAGTTAATAACTGGCGCAGGATTTAAACTTAATTTTTCGCTAAAATCTTTTTGTTTATTGTTTTGATAGTATTGGTCATAGGTAAAAATCTCAACCACGCCAGTGTTGTCATTCACAAACACAACCCAGTTAAACATTTTATAGCACCATTCAAACAAATCAATCTGTTTTATTGGCGGCAAGTTTGGTGCAATTTGAACGTTGTCGCCATAAATGATATTCAAAACATCGTCTGCGTCAACTTGCTTTGGCCTAACAATAAAAGTGGACAAATAAAGTTCTATCGTTCCAGTTGCAAATGTTCTGACAATTTTTACTCTCAACTTTTCTGTCGATGCAATAAAATCGGTTGCAAACAATGTAAAGTTTCTACCAAATGTATTATTTCGAATATTTTGAAAAATTTTCTGGTCAAGTGGTCGCCAATCGCCCAAAGCATTGTCGTAAAGTTCTAAAACCACACGAAAATTCCAATTAGTCGGATATGTGTCGTCTGGCGTTTTATAATTTATGTCAACTAAAACTTCAAATCTTTGATTTCCATTTGCAGTGTATTCGCTGCCATCCCATTGCGACAATGTGTCGAATATTGTAATTGGAAATGGAATAATTTTATCGCCTGGCGATAATGGCACAATATAAGGCGTGTTCGGCCTTGCTCCATAAAAACCAAAGCTATTTGTTAAGTAATCGTCTGAATGAATAAATTGAGCATTACTAAAGGGAATTAATAACTTGCTTGTGTTATAATCGTCAAAGAATGTCGTCTTTAATGTATATCCATTGTCAATGCAAATTTGATTGATTGCTCTCCTTAAATACAAGGCAGGATATAAGTCTGTTAATTTAATTGGCGGATTTTCGCCCCCACTTGTTGGGTCTAATGTTTGAAATTGGCCATAATCAATAAGTGGATAAAAGTAATCCGCAGGAATGCCCGCAGGATAAGTTCCATTCCATGTGTCAACGATTGTCTCATTGTATTCATGGTCTAAGTCATTTAGATTCAATTCGTTTAACATCTTTTCGCCAAATACGTCTTTCATTTTGCTTAACTCAGCAAAAGCATAAAACGAAATTGTCTCATTTGTTACCTCTGTAAGTCTGCAAAGGCCATTAAATAATACTTGGCTATTTTTTTGAATGCGAATTGTTCTTTGTTCGTATTTATCAAAAGCATTTTGAGCATTGATATTAAAAGCAAATCCAAATATTTTGTCATTCTGTTTTGTTCTGGGAATAGTTATTGTTTTAGTCTTAGAACCAGAGCGTCTATTTAAGTCCTTAATATCAATCAATTCATAAGTGGTCGGAATTAAAATGGCTTTGTCGCCCAACTCCAATTGATATAAATCGTCAATTATAATTTCTGTATATTCCATCTATCGTGTTTGGATGTTAATTGGAAACGCATATTCAAAATTGAACTTAACAATAAAATCTTTTGAGAATGTATCGTAAACCACAGACGAATTTTTGACATTAACTGGGACATAAGTCAAATCGTTGACAACGTAAACATCAATTGAGTCAATCAATTCTCTTTTTAGCCATTGTGCGGTTTCTTTGGTGTCAACTCTGGTTGCTAAACTTAGCGACTCAACAGATGAGTGCGAGCGATAGCCATTGATTCTGTTTGGCGACTCATAATTTGTCGCCATGCTAAATTCAATCGGAGTCTCACGTTTCACATTGATTGCAGTTTCTTGACCCGCAGTGAACATAAAGCTATCGTAACCGCCCAACTTGTTTAACCAGTTTACTTGTTTCTCGTTACAATAAACGTTCTGGTCTCTAATATAAAAACGTTCCTCAGTTATTGAAACGCCGCCCACTGCTCTAATTATTCTCACTCTCATTTTAACCGCCAATGAATTGACTCCAGTCCAATTAACTGGAATAGCGTTGTGGTATAATGTTAAACTTGAATAATATAAATTATTTGTTGTTTGCGATAATAGCGTTCCACTTGCATTGTAATAAGAATATTCAGCAGATGCAACAAAATTAGTATCATTACAAAGGAAATAAAGCGCAGACAATTCATTGTCTGTTAATACCTTAGTCAATGGCGCTTCTGTTAAAAACTTCTTGCCAGTTACGCCAGTGTCATTCAACAGATAGTCTGTCATGTCATTTGTTACATTATATTGCAACGCTGCGTTGGATGTATAGTAATTGGTTGGCATATCTTATAAGTCGGTTGGTGCGGTCTCTTCATACTCGGCCTCGTTTCCAACTGGATTGTCGAAACCCTCTGCATAAGAAATATAATATCTAATATATGATTTTAAATTGTTCTGGATAATTGGCGGACTGATTAAAGGAAACAAGTCGCCAGATATTACATCTGTTACAACGTTACACTCAGAATTGTAATCCTTTAAGATGTCTGCAATGTCAACAATGAAATAGCAGTAACCTAAAACAAACGTTGGCTTTAAAGTTAGTTTTGCAAGTTCCTCGAATCCATTGTCGCAATAGTTAAATCCAAATACTCGAATCACTGCGTTGTAGTTTCTTAGATATTTATAAAACCAAATGTTTGATGTCCCGCTTCCAACGTAAGGTGCATTTATTACAAATTGAGTGTCGTCAATCAATTCAGTAACAAGCCAAACCCCATTATATGCGTCAATGCCTGCGTTTTGTGAAATCAAAATAAAATCGCCAACCAATAAAAAATGCTCATTTGTTAAACTGATTTGCAAATAACCATTGTAATTACTTTGCCCATCCTGCGCCTCAATTTCCGCTCCGATTGTATAGTCAGACGTAACATCCGAGTTAAACTCGAAACGCACTGGATTATAAACGGCCGTATTTATTGACGGCTCAACTTCAATTGTTAAACTCATTGTTAAAATAGTTTTGTATGTCCTCAAATACCGCTTTGTTTATTGCGGCCTCAAAATTTGGAATTGTTTTGTCAACGTAAAAATTCGGCTTATATCCCTCTTTATGTATTTTCCTTGTAACCAAAAACGCTTGCTCTGCCTTTGTTAATTTCTTGCCTTGTGTGCCATCCTTTTTTTTAGCGTACCAATCTGGCAACTTCTTAACCCACTCATCAATCTTTGGTCTAACTAATGGCGGAGAGTTTCCATTTTTTGTGATTCCCCTGCCATCATTTTGCCAAAACCAATAATCATTTGCCATAATAGACACTTGACTTCTTGTATTTTCCACTTTTAAAACAACTTCATGCGAGTCAGATAATGACCCCGCCTTGTTTAATGCAGTTACAAGCGCCTCATTCAGCTTGTTAAATTCAGCCAGTGTGTTCGTTAAATCTATCATGCGAATAAGTCACAACACAAACTTGAATCAATTGGCAACGTTACCGATACCGCAACCGACCACCCATAGTGAACATTGTCCTGCTTTTTGTTAATCATTGTTGCTTGGCCAAATGTCATTGCATCCCTCTCCAAATCTTCGTTCTCTATTTGCATTGACTGAATATATCCAACCATGATTTTATTCAATTGGTCGAAATGGCTATTCATTTTTGATTGCTTATCTGTAAGCGACCCCGATGTGATAAATTGCAGGTTAAACGAATAAGTCTGCGACACAATAATGTTATTAGTCGAGTTATTAGTAACGCTCAAAGGGAATAGCATCCAGATAAGTGGATATTTGATATTCGACTGGGCGTTCAACTCATTAAACGTTCCATTGCCGAAAGCATAAGTCTGCTCGGCTTTAGTCTTGAATATTTCGATTAATTTGTTCACGTCTCAATTTTTCTAAGTTCTGCAAATATGTTCTTTCAATCTTCTTGTAAGTCAAAAAAGTGTATGCCTCCGCAACGCTTGTTTTGCTCACTGCCTCAATGTCTTTGTAAATCCCATCTGCCAATTGCACCAATGTGCCATAACCGCCAAACTGATTAAGACTTTGAACTCCCGCTTCTAATTGAATGTCCTCTAATTCGCTTTCAAACAAAGGTAAGAATTTATTGTGAACATCTGCAAATTGCTCATTCACTTTGTTTTGGTAAAAAAGTGCAACAGATGCGGGCAAGTTTAGATATTCCAAATATCGTTTGTTTGTTCTGGTGTCGTAGTTATATTCGCCAGTTTCTAACAAGCATAAAAATGGCAATGCTTTCCACTCGCAATCCTTAAATTCAGCAATGGTTGCTTTCCAGTCTTCGAATTGTCCAATCGGGCAACTCATTATTTCGTATAAATCTAATCGCTCGCCAACCATAAGTATTTCGCCATTGACTAACATCTGAGCCAATCCAGTTAACTCCAATTTGCCGTTCAAACTTATTTTGTCGTAAACTTCGGGACTGATTCCAGACATAAGCATGACCGCTTCATTGTATTTTTCCTCATGCAACAAGTTTTGCAAATCGATAAAATGCCTCAATGTGATTTCGTCCAACTGAGTTGGGAACTGGTATTCTTTGTCGATGTTAACTAAAACCATGATATTTTTTTTGTGTGGGATTTTGTGCCATTAAATATGCCGTATCTGGCAGCATCGCAAAAGTCATCATTGAACTTGACTGGCTCGTCAATTGCTTTGCCGTTCTTATCTGTTTTCCATTTATACGTTTTGAACTCTTTTACTCCATTTGGAGAGTCAACCAAAACAATTGGCTTTGCCTTTAGTGTATTAATCCCATCTTTGACCGACTTGTCTGCGCTAAAGACGTTAAATCCCGCTCTATAAAGTTCCTCGATTGTGTCTGGTCTGGCAGCATCCGCAAATATTTCTTTTTGGCCAATGTTTAGTTTCTGCATTTTTTCAATTAAGTCAGCCGTTGTCAATCCGCTTTCATAAATGACCTCTTCCAGATAGAATTTGTTTTCGTCCCATCCACATTTAACCAGTGTCGTTGGATGGTTATAACCAAAGTCTAAGCCGTAAACATAGTCAACGTCTGGGAATACATTTCCAATCGTCCAATTGCGGTAAATAAGTCCCTCAATGCGTCCCGTTATTCCCCTTGCATAGACTTTCCACAATTCAATGTCAATGTCTTTGAGCGCCTCTATTTCGGCTCTATTCTCATTTGGGACAAAGGGATTGTTTCTGTGGTCTGAATAAATAAACTTTGCGGTCGGGTTATTCAAATAGTCTTCATGCACCCAGAACTCAGCGTCTGGATTGAAATCAATAAATGCTTTTTTCTTTGTTCTAAGCAATAGTTGCTTGGCAATCTGTCTGTCAATACCATTCGCCTCATTTAAAAACAAATAGTCTCGCTTTCCAGACTTAGCATCCTGCGAATTATCATAAGACTTAAACTCAATCATTGAGCCATTAACAAACTTGTAAATTCTGTCGGATTTATTATAGTCGCTAATCTGAGCGTCAACAATTGGATTGTCTGAAATGATGTTTTGAAAGTCTCTGAGCGCTCCCGCTTTAAGATTCGGGATGTCTTGACCAACGATTGTGATTAATGAGTTTGGGTCTGTCAATGCAAAATAGGCAAGCGCCTGCAAAATAGAATAAGTTTTGCCAGACCATGTTCCGCCTTGATTGATTATGATTTTAGTCTCGGCCGTTATATTAGCTTCAAATAACTCAGTTGTCTCAAACATCGTTTTCTGTTGACCTTATCGGAAACTCGGTTTTAACAATCTTTATTTCTAATGTGTTGTCCATGCCCCCAGTTATTTGTTGCTCGACCTTTTCGACATATCCTCTGGCTTTGCCAATGGTTTTCAAATACAATTCGATTGCTCGCATCTTTACGTTGTCATTATCTGACTTCATAAGACTAAACAAACCATCTTCGGCCACATCAATGTTTTGCTCTCGGATGTCAATTAGTTCCTCTGGGAATTTCAATGCTCTCTCTCTGACCGCTTGCCTCGTGTAATCTATTTTGAATTGCTTTTCAATAGCTTTTGCAGTTCGTGAAAATAGTCCTGCGTTCTCTCTCAGTATTGCTAAAAACTCTTTGTCGCTTATTTTTATGTTCATGACAAGTATTGTAAAAATTGAATGCTATAATTTACTTAAATTCAGCCGTTTACCTTAGTGATTTGATTTCGAACTTTATAAACTCGCTACCTTTGGCAACTATTGTCTTCACTATCACTATTTTATAGACTTCTGCGTCATCAAAATTATACTTTTTTTGCAATATATCCAAAAATGGTTTCATGGGATTGTCTATGTCCGATGCTTTGTTGCTGAATCCAAATTCAAAGTCAATTTGATATGGCGGCTCTGGCAGTTGCATTGGCTTTAGAGTTAAAAGCATTTGTTTCTCATAAACTTTGTACTCTGGAGACTTAAATCGTTTTCCTTGCCATGCTTTGTTTACGCTTAAAGGTTTGATGTATGCAATTCCGTTAACCATTCTTTTGTGAGTTTATTGTCATGTGCTTTGTTGTGGCATTCCCTACATAGTGCAATTAAGTTTTCAATTGCATCTTGTTGGTCTTTGGTCTTTTTGCCAAACTTAGACCTGAAAACAATGTGATGTATGTCAACTGCTTTAGCTTTGCATACTTCGCAGGCAATAAACGAATGCTCGTCTAAGCCGTAGTAATTAAAATAAACTTTGATGTGCTTTTGCATAATTTTTTAGTAACGTTTCATGCACTTTCTGTCACAATTATAGCAATATTCGTGACAAATAACTGGTCATTAAAATCACAAAAACACATATAATTATCCCTTTTAAGGCTTATTTTTTCCACTATAAAGCTAAAATTAGATATTATTTTCCAAATGTTTCGTTGTAGTATTTTTCTGCTGTTTCGTATGGCTTATCTCTAAATGCCACGATTTATTATAGCAATTGATGATTTGTTGCTTCTCCATTTCTTTGGCTTGTTTAACATATTCTATTAAATTAACACTACTTTTATAAGCATTAAAAAATTGATTAATTGGCTTATCAACTAAATCTCCTTCTTCATTAAAATATGTATCATATTCAACTAATATTTGGTCAATTAACCATTCTACTGCTGTTTGTTTTTCCATTTTGTCCACTTATAAGAATTTAACTTTATTGCTATGCACAAATACTACCCCGTCTGACTTTTCAAACCATATTGGATATTTACCACTTCTGTGTCGTATTACGGATGTTGTGAATCCTATTTTACCATTTACTGATACTTTTCTCATTTTGTTTATTTTTTAAATGTTTTATTTTTTTCTTTCTGGAGTTATTAATTCTAAATAGTGTGCCGCATCTTCTTTACACATTAAATAATGGTTAGTATTAAAAAATGATATTTTTTCAAATTTATACTCTAAATCATTTCCACATACATAGCAGACCAAATTTTCTCTACATTTCTGCTTAAATAATTTATCATCTTTTTTACTTTCAATAATTTGTATTATTTCTTCTTTTGTTTTCATTTTGTTTGTTGTTTAAGTTTATAATTTGTTTAATTTATCTTTTAATTCTTTTAACTCTTTTTCTTTCTCCTCTATCTGTTGCTTTAAGGCATCTTTTTCAGGATTGCGTGGGGTAAGATTTCCATAACAACGATAATAATTTAAGCAAGGTGTTAAACTTGATTTACTATAAGTAATTGGTTCACTTCTATATAAAATCACAATATAATATCCACCCCAATCAATAATATCTTTAATCTCGTTACACGTTGTTGTCCTGTCCTCAAACTTATGCGTTACATTCTTCACATAAATATATTCTAATTCTTTCATTTTGTTTGTTGTTTAAAAGTTTATTTTCCAAATATTTCTTTGTAGTA